AGCAACGAACACCCTGCTGCCCTGGCTGCTGCCGAGGGCGACTTCACGCTGTTGAAGCACGTTCTGGCATCAAAGAACGTTGCCGGTGCAGACCATCTGGTCGCCATGCTGGAGAAAGCCGCAGCCGACGATGCAGCGGAAGATCAAAAGGTCGCGGACACTATCGCCAAGGATGTTTACGAATTGGCTGGCGGCGCAGAGCAATGGAACGCTGTGCAATCCTGGGGAGCGGCCAACGCCAGCCCCGAGGAAAAGGAGACGCTGAACGAGATGTTCGCCAATCCCAAGATGCATAAGATCGCGGCGAGCTACCTGATCAACCAGTACAACGCAGCGGGCGAGGCCAAACCGGAAGCTGCGCCAGCAGCGCGACCAGAGGCCGCAGCTCGACCGTCAGCACCGGCAGGTGGTCCCCTCACTCGTGTGCAGTTCGCCGCAGAGTCTGCGAAGCTGCGAGCCACCCATGGCGATAACTACGTCAATACGCCGGAATACCAAGCGCTAGGCCGCCGCCTCCAGCGCTAAAACCACCTCCGCTTACTGGGCCATTAATTGGCTCAGTATAGCAAAGGAAACGTTTCCCTTACAGAATTAGGAGTAAAGCCCTTGAGCTTGGATACCTTTAACGTTGTACGCCCCAATGCGAAACTGGGCGGCTCCAACCCTCTCGAACTGATCATCGAAGAATTCGCTGGTATGGTCGAGGGCACCCTGCAACGTCGTTCCGTCACCGACGGCATGATCAACATCAAGCAAGTCAAAGGCACCGCCACCGTCTCGAACTACGCCATCGGCGAGTCCCAGCTCAAGGTGATTGTGCCAGGCGTAACGCCTAACGGCACCCAGACCCAGTTCAGCAAGAACTCGGTCACCGTCGACCGCACCATCCTGGCCCGCGCAACTCTGCCGCTGCTGGACGTGTTCCAGACGCAGTACGACGCTCGTAAAGAGATCGCCGTAGAACACGGCAAGAAGATCGCGAAGTTCAAAGACCAGTCGTTCCTGATCCAGGCTGCGAAGACCGCTCAACTGTCGGTCAACCCGTACGGCCAGCTGCCAGGTCACTCCGCAGGCACCGTGGTCACTCTGGCCGCTGCCGCCGATGCGCTCGATCCGGCCAAGCTGTACAACGCCTTCGGCCGTCTGTTCGCTCAGATGATGGAGAAAGACGTCGACCCAACCGCAGACGACGTGTGGGTGTTCGTTCGTCCGCAGGTGTTCTACGCTCTGCAAGAAGCCGAGCAGGTCATCAACGGCGAGTACGTCACCGCTGACGGCACCAACATCAAGGCGCATATCTATGCGGCTTGGGGCGTGCCTGTTGTGCCCACCTCCAACCTGCCTAACTGGCAGGAAGATGCGACCAACCGCCCACAAGGCGTTGCCGCTCTGATGGGTAACGATTACGTCGGCGACTTCCGCAAGCTGGTCGCTGTAGCGTTCTCGACCCGTGCGCTGCTGGCCGGTTCGACCATCGACCTGGAGTCCAAAGTCTTCTTCGACGACGTGTCCAAGCACTGGTTCGTAGACGCCTGGTTGGCCTTCGCATCGGCGCCTAACCGCGCTGAGTACGCTGGCGTTATTCTCCAGCCCTGATCTTAGCGGTCCCTGAACCTCTGGGCGAGTAAGTCAAACCGCTAATATCCACCCGACCCGCAATGGGGCCTTAACCGGCTCTGTTGCGGGTCTTTTCGTATAGGCACACTATGTCACTGATCACAGAGTTAGATGTTGTAAACCTGTGCCTAGCGGCGATGGGCGAGCTGCCAGTTAACTCCCTGGAGAACAGCCGGAACCCAATCGTTACTAACGCGCGCGCAGTATTCCAGAACGCAGTAATCGAAGAGCAGTCGCCAGGCTGGTGGTTCAACAACGAGATCCTAAAACTGCTTCCGTCATCCGACGGGACTTACGCTGTTCCTACCGACTGTTTGTCTCTCAGCACCGCCGACGACTTCAACCCCAGCTGGTTGACCATTCGACAGCGGAAGCTGTACGACGTCGGTAACGCCGAGTATTACACCGGCACCGCTG